AAATGTGGAAAAGAAAAAGTCTTTTGGAAAAAATCGGCAATTAATAGGCAAAAAAGTTGTGGATGCTTAACAGACGATTCTGGATTAAGTGGGAAGCAAAGAAGAAGCATTCTTACAAGAATGCAAGGCTACAAAAATGGCGCAAAGAAAAGAAATATTGTTTGGGATTTGACATATAAACAATTTGTAGAAGTATCAACAAAAAATTGTTTTTATTGTGGATCTGAGCCAAAAGAATGGGACTGTATGACAAATAGCCCATCATTACAAAAAGATTCGCCAAATGTAGATCCAAATGATTACAAAATAAAATTTACAGGTGTAGATAGATTTGATAGTAAAAAAGGATACACATTAGATAATGTAGTTCCTTGTTGCACATTTTGTAATAGAGCAAAAAGCGACTTTTCATTTGATGTTTTTAAAGAAAAAATAGAGAAAACCTACAAATGGCTATACCAAAAGAAATAGTAAATAGGATGAAAAAACTTGGTTTAGATGGTGTGAATAAGCCAAAAAAAACCCCAAGTCATCCAACAAAAAGCCATGTAGTTATGGCTAAAACAGACGATTCTTACAAACTTGTGCGATTTGGTCAGCAAGGTGTAAGTGGCGCAGGTGCTAATCCTAAGACCGAGGCAGGCAAAGCAAGACAGAAATCATTTAAGGCTCGTCATGCAAGCAACATTGCTAAAGGCAAAATGAGTGCAGCGTATTGGGCTGACAAGGTCAAGTGGTGAGATATAGCTACGGACTAGAGAACTTAATTATTCGTAGTTGGGGAGAAGGATCAAAACTCCATGTAGGATCTTTCTGTAGCATCGCAGACAATGTAGAGATATTCCTTGGTGGCAATCACAGAACAGATTGGGTAACAACCTACCCATTCGGACACATAAACCAAGACACATTCAAGTGGCATGGGCAAGGACACCCATCTACAAAAGGCGATATACACATTGGTAACGATGTATGGCTAGGCTCTCAATGCACCATTATGTCTGGAGTCAAGATCGGTAACGGAGCAGTAGTAGCAGCCAAAGCAGTAGTGCATAAGGATGTTCCTGATTATTGCGTAGTCGCAGGCAATCCAGCCAAGATAATCAAGAAACGCTTTACAGATCAACAGATCGAGCAATTAAATAAAAGTGCCTGGTGGGATCTACCAGATGATAGAATCCAAGAACTTATACCTTTACTTTGTTCAGAAAACATAGATGAGTTCATATCCAAGGCACTTGAATTTAGGTAGCGGAAAAGACTTCCGAGAGGACTGTCTAAACGCAGATATACAAGCAATTAAGAACCCTGATTGGGTGCTAGACATTACCAAAGTTCCTTGGGGAGAAACAATCTCTACACGATTCGGAGAGATAAAAGTAGAACAAGGAATGTTTGACAGCATTACAGCAAACGATGTCTTAGAGCATATACCAGACTTAGTAAAGGCAATGACAAACTGCAAGGATCTACTTGTAGAAGGTGGAGAGTTCCACATCCATGTGCCATACGATCTAAGCCTAGGAGCATGGCAAGACCCAACCCATGTCAGAGCATTTAACGAAAACAGTTGGCTCTACTACACAGATTGGCATTGGTATCTAGGGTGGAAAGATAAGTTTGTTGTAAAAGAACTACAGTTGGTCAAAAGCAAACTAGCAGAAGAAATGAATATATCAGACCAAATGCTAACAATCCTACCTAGGATGGTAGATAGCATGAAGGTGGTACTAGTTAAATCTGTTGTAGAATAACAACATCATCAACCATCAACCCATAGGGAATGGAATGGAAAACGCTACAGAACTTGATAATTTAGAGACAGAAAAATCATCTCATGGTGGACTACGAGCAGGTGCTGGTAGACCAAAGGGAGCTACAAACAAGATCCCTAGAGTGGCAAAAGAAAACATTATTCGTGCTTTCGAGGACTTAGGTGGAGTAGAAGGCATGGTCAATTGGGCTAAGTCAGACTCCAAGAACCAAGGTGAGTTCTATAAGATATATGGCAGATTACTGCCAATCGAGAACAATATTACTGGCTCAGATGGCGAGATATTTAAGATGGTGGTCGCTTGGGAGAAGTAGAGTACGCAGATGACGAAGTAAAACGAGTAGTCATCCCCTACAAGCCTAGAGAACCTCAATTACAGATACACGAGGCATTAGACAACAATCGTTTTGTTGTCGTAGTTGCACATCGTAGGATGGGAAAGACAGTACAGGCTCTAAATGCGCTAATAAAGGCATCAATGGAGAACGACAAGCCTAACCCTAGGTATGCGTATATTGCACCGACATATAGCCAGGCAAAGAGAGTAGCTTGGGATTACCTTACACACTTTGTAAGACCACTCGATGCAGTAGCTAACATCGCAGAACTAAGGGTAGACTTCTTTGGTAGAAGAATACAGTTGTACGGATCAGATAACCCAGACTCACTCAGGGGGCAATATTTTGACCTCGTAGTGCTAGACGAAATTGGCGATCAGAATCCTAAGATTTGGAACGAGATCATTAGACCGGCTCTTGCAGATAGAAAAGGGTCGTGTTTGTTTATCGGTACTCCGAAGGGCAATAACCACTTCAAGGAACTGTTCGACAGAGCTAGTAAAGAAGAAGGATGGTCTGCTCTACAGTTTAAGGCAAGCGAAACCAAACTCTTAGATGAGAAAGAGTTATGGGCTGCCAAGAAGGAGATGGGCGAGGATAAGTACAATCAGGAGTTTGAGTGTTCATTCTCTGCTGCTGTAGAGGGAAGCTATTACGGAAAACTGATTAATGAGTTGGAAGAAAAAGGTAGACTTTGCGAGATTACAAGAGATGATCTCTGTAGGACTTATGTATCTTGGGATTTGGGTATTGGTGATTCGACTGCGCTATGGGTCGCACAAGTTACAGGACAAGAAGTCAGACTCTTAGATTATGTAGAGAATCATGGTCAAGGACTAGATTGGTATGTCAATTGGCTAAAAGATAACAAGTGGGAGAAAGCAGAGCAACTCCTACCACACGATGTAGAAGTAAGAGAATTAGGAACAGGTAAGAGCAGATTGGAAGTGTTGAGAGAATCAGGACTAGATGTCAGGGTTTTGCCAAGACTTTCTGTAGACGATGGCATACAGGCTGTTCGCAGATTATTACCGAGATGTTGGTTTAATATGCCACATATAAAGCAAGGGCTAGACTGCCTAAGAAACTATAGGCGAGAGTTTAACGAGAAACAAAATGTATTCTTTGCTAAACCTTTGCATGATTGGGCAAGTCATGGAAGCGATGCCTTTAGGTATTTAGCAGTAGGTATGGAACAGAACAATACTTGGGATCAGCCAATAACAGTTAAAACTTCATGGATCGTATAAATGGATGAGCAAAAATTAAAAGTCATTCTCGAAGCGGAGATAGAGGATTCTATTGGCTATGTAGAGACTGAGACAGTCGAGCAGAGAACCAAAGCAATCAACTACTACAATCGTTACGACTATGGTAATGAAGTAGAAGGTCGTAGTAGGATTGTTACAGGCGAAGTAGCCGAAGTAGTTGATGGCGCTTTACCTCAGTTAATGCGTATCTTTGCCGGATCAGACGAATTAGGTCGCTTTGAGCCAAGGATGCCTGGAGACGAAGAACTAGCCAAGCAAGCTACAGAACTCACAAACTATGTGTTCTTTAACGACAACGATGGTGTCATCATCCTACATAATTGGATGAAAGATGCACTTTTACAAAAGAATGGAATCGTTAAGTATTGGTGGGAAGAAGCAGAAGAACCAACCAAAGAAGAATACAAGGGATTAAACGCAGAAGAACTTACACTTCTGTTTGCTGATGGCGAGATGGAACTAATCAGCCAAGACACAGAGGAAGTAGGCATAGATCCTATGGGTATGCCAATCCTTTCCTACAATGTCGTTATTCGTAAGAAAAAAGAAGTAGGTCGTGTCTGTGTAGAGAATGTACCTCCAGAGGAGTTCTTGATTGCCAAGCGAGACAAGTCAATCAAAAATGCTCGTTTTGTAGCACATCGTACAGTTAAGACAAGAAGCGATTTAATTGCACTTGGCTATCCAAAAGATGAAGTAGACAAGATGCCTTCTTACAATGACCTTACCTATACTCCTGAGAGAGTAGCAAGGTTTAGTCAAGGCGAGATGCCAGACGAGACACAGACATTAGACTTTACGATGCAAGAAGTAGAAGTGTTTGAGTGCTATATCCGTACAGACTTTGATGGTGATGGTATTGCTGAGTTGCGTAAAGTAACCTACGCAGGCGATCAGATCATCGATAACGAAGAAGCAGATCACATTCCTTTTGCTAGTATTTGTCCTATTCCTATGCCACACAAGTTCTTTGGTCAGAGCTTGGCAGACAGAGCAATGGACATCCAACTTATCAAGTCTACAATTACTCGCCAGATCCTAGACAATCTGTATTTGACCAATATGCCTAGGGTTACAGCA